CGACGTCGCGCGCGAGATGCGCATCCGCGAAGAGCGCGTCGAGGGCGGCGGCGAAGGCGGTCATCAGAAGCTGCCGTTCAGGCGCACCCGGCCGATGGTGTCGCCGGCCCCGCCCGCCACCGCCTCGACGGCCACGCCGATGAGGGTGTTGTCGGTCGCGACCGTGGTGCAGCGCTTGTTGGTGTCGTCCCAGTAGACCTTGGCGCCGACAGTCCAGGCCTGCGAGCCGATCTTGGTGAGGTCGAAGACGCCGGTGAGCGCGGCCTCCACGGTTGCGCCGCTTGCGGCATCGCCGGCGGCCACGCCGAAGATGGAGCCCACGAGCAGCCCATCGCCGGAGGTCACGGCATAGGGCGCGGTCAGGGTGAGGGTGTTGCCGGGCTGGACGAAGTTCTTCATCGCGCATTCCTTTCGCGGAACGACGACGGGCGGCCCTTAAGGACTGCCCGTGCGTCAGAGATCAGGGTTCAGGGGGTGGCCCGGCTCACGCGCCGGGGTTCTTGTAGAGGCCGCGCCAGTCGATGGCCTTGGCGCCGAAATCGAGGCGGCACTTGATCTCGACCCCGTCAACGTCGAAGCCGTTGCGGGTCTCGATGTAGGCGCCCTGCTGGCCTTCGAGATAAGCGTACTCGATGGTGTCGATCTGATTCGGGCTCGCCGCCAGGTACCAGGCCGTCTCGCTCGCCGCGTCGAGCCGGGGCTCGGCGATGGGCGAGAGCGTCCGGATCGACTGCGGCACGACGTTGCCGCTCTGCGCGGGCACGAGGTTCTGGGCGACCAGCTGCTCGGCCTTCAGTTCCAGCGCCGCCGGCACGATCAGGAAAGCGGGACGGATGTTCAGCACCGTCTTCTTGTCGAGCCCGGTCTGCTTGCGCATCGCCGCGCGCGCCAAGCCCACGCTGTCGACCCCGAGCGCCGCGCCGCTTCCGGCGAGGTTCTTGTGGGTCGAATGGAACAGCGCGGTGCCGTCGGCCATCGCCGGGTTCGACGTCACGATGTCCCAGACCACGTCCGACTCGAGCTGCGCAATCGAGTTGCCGTACATCGCAGGGATCCGCGTGAAGGCGTCGAGATCGTCGTTGATCAGCACCTGCCGGGTGATCGCGACGACGCGGCCGTAGGTCTCGATGCGGTAGCTCTCCTTGCTCTCGCCCAGCGTGCCGCGCTTGAACTCGCCGCTCTCGCCGACCTTGAGCAGCTGCGGCGCCTCGCCGAGCTGGACGCGGTGCATCGCCTTGAAGTCGGTGGCCAGCACCTGCCGGCAGAAGAGCGGGAAGGTCCGCGGATAGGCCTCGTAGGCCTGGCGCAGCGTCTTGTTGGTGACGGCCGCGAGGATCTCGGGGAAGTCCGAGGTCGAGTGCAGCGCGCGCGTCGCCACCTCGTCGCGCGACAGGCCGCGGGTGCTGGCCCCCGCAGTCTCGAGGCTTTCTCGGGCGAGTTCCATCAGCGTCATGCCGCGGTACTCGCGGGCGGCGTCCTCCAGCGGAAACAGCGTCGGGCTGTAGCGGTGCAGCAGCGCGTTCGAGATCGCCTCGCGCCGCGTGACCGTGGCGTCGCGGCCGCCAAGCGGGATCGAGACATGCGGGAAGGTCCGGGTCTCGTCGGCCTTCGCCGCCACCTGGTCGAGGATCAGTCGGCGGGCCTCGTCGATGGAGACGCCGCGCTTGATCAGGTCGTCTGCGAAGCCGCGCTCGAGCTGCAGCTTGTCGGCGAGGCCATGGATCGTGGAGACGCGCTCGCGCTCCTGCGCGCGGGCCTCGCTGACCAGCGCGTCGGTGTCGACGCTGCGGGCGCGCTCCTCCGGCGCCGGATCGAACGCAGGCTTCGTCGTCTTGGGCTTGGTGTCAACGGCGCGGGTCTGCGTGTCGGCAGCGCCGGTCTTGTCGTCGGTCATGCTCGTCTCCTCGGGCGCTGCCGTGGTGTTGCTCTCGTCGGCCGTCTCGGCCGGGGTCTGGGTCCTGTCGGTCATCGGGGATGCTCCTTCGCTGGTGGGGGCGTCCCGGCGGTGGAGGACGCAAGTCTCGTGTTCGCCCTTGGCGCGGAAGCCGGCGGCGGGGTCCGCGCCCACCGGCACCGCGGAGATCTCGAACGGGGTCCAGTCCACCGCCCGCCAGAGCTCGCGCTGTCCATCGGGCTTGCTGATCTCGAAGCGGTGGACCTGGTAGCCGATGGAGACCGCGCGGATATGCCCGGCCTCGATGTCGCGCCAGATGTCGCCCACCGCGCTGCGTTCCGAGAGCCGGATGCGGGCGATGCCCTGTCCGTTCTCGATCCGCGCCGAGCCCGGCACGACCGAGCCGATCACCGCGTCGAGATCATGCGCCTCGTGCACCTTGAGGAACGGCGCGCCCGCGTTCAGCCGCTCGAGCCGCACATGCTCGGGCGCCATGCTGAGCTCCTCGTCATGCGGCTCGCCGAAGAGCGCGGCGCGGCGCACCCGGGCGCCGGTCGACCAGATCACCTCGACGCTGCGGGTCTCCGGGTCGATGCTGTTCGGCGCAAGCTCCGCCGACCGGCGAAACGCCGGAAGTTCGATCGTCTGCTCCATGGATGGATCCTCGTCAGGCCGCGTCCGTGTCCAGATCGTCCGGATCGGTCGCGGGGTCGGCCGGCGCATTGGCTTGCGCGCTGCCGGTCTTGGTGACCCGGCGCGGGTCGCTGTCGAGCACGAGCCCCAGCTCGTCGAGCTTGGCGTTCGTGGCCGCGATCTCGGCCAGCACCGCGTCGGGGTTGCGGCCCTGCCGGGCGATGGCCTCGGCCAGCGTCATGGTGCCGGAACGAATGGCCAAGAGGTCGGCCATCGCATCCTTCTGCGGATCGACCGCCTCGAACTTCGGCGGCGACCATTCCACCGGCACGTCCGGTGTCGGGATGCGCCCCGCCGCCCACGCCGCTTCCGTGAACCACCGCCACACGGGCGCGCAGAACATCGGGATGAAGAGCTGCCACTGCACCGCATCGATCATCCGGCGGAACTCCACGAGCCCCGCGCGGATGGACGAGTAGTTCACCTGGGACAGGTCCCCGGTCAGCAACTCGTAGGGCACGCGAAAGCCCGCCGAGATCGTGTGCAGGCTCGCCCGCTTGTATTCGCCATAGCCGCCCGTGGCTGCAGGCTGGTTGAAGCGGATGTCCTTGCCGCCGCGGGCATAGGCGATGAGTCCCGGCTCGAACTGCTCCACCCTGTTACCGTCGGCGTCGACCACCGCGGGCGCGATGCCCTGCTGCGCCTCCTCGTCGCCGAAGACGATGGCGGTGACGCAGGCCTCGGTCTTCTTGCGGACAATCTCGGCCACCTCGTAATCGTCGAGATCGCGCAGGGCCCGGATGACCGGCGCGCCCCAGGGAACACCGCGCGCCTGCGTGCGCTGCTTCTCGTAGACATGGGCGATCTCGTTCGCGGGGACCGCGCGGCTGGCGAGCCCGCCCGTGAGGCTCAGGCTCGCGTCGCCCGGATGCGCGCCGAAGAGCCAGTAGGCCCGGCGTCGGCCGAGCGCGTCGAACTCGATTCCCTGCAACGCCTGGCCCGCGCCGAGCGCGCCGTTGCGGGTGGCGTCGAGGAAGTCGGCCTCCAGAAGCTGCAACTGCACCGGCGGCATCACGCCGTCGCCGGGTCGCCGCGGGCGACGACGCACCAGCACCTCGCCGGCCTCGACCATCTCGCGGCAAGCGAGCGTCTGCAGCCCGTAGAAGTCGAGCTGCCCGTCCGCGTCGCAGCCCCGCGCCCAGATCTCGAAGAGCCGGTCCACCTCGCGGTCGAGCGCGGCGTCGCCGCTGGCCGCGCGCGGCATGATCCCGGCGCCGACGATGTTGTTCACCAGCACCGACACCGCCTTGGCGGCATGCGGGTTGTTGCGCACCAGGTCCCGCATCCGGTCCCGCAGCAGCGCTCCGGCCCGGCCGATCTCGGCATCGGCCGAGGATCCCGGCGCGTGCCAGCCATCCGTGCGTCGCCCCCGCGCCGCGCCATCGTAGGAGCGGGCGAGCCCCTCGAAGGCCTGCCGCGCCAGCACGCGCCGCGTGGCCGTACGCGGAGCAACCGAGGCAATGGCCCTGTCGAGCCAGGAGACCATCAGCGATCCCCGCGCGAGAAGCCGGCGAAGCCCGCGATGGGCCGAGCCGTGGCCCCGGCGATCTGTCGCTCGATGGTGCGGATGCGCCCGAGCAGATCCTCGGCCGAGCCGTAGTCCACGGTCTTGCCGTCGTAGCTCACCCGCGTGGTGCCGCTCGCATAGGCGCGCCGGAGCGCCGCGAGCTCCGCTTCCGTCCAGTCCGCCATCAAAACCATCCTTCCCGCCGCCCGAGCCAGTCGGAGCGGCGCTTGCCTTGCGGGCCCGCGTCGGGCCGCCCGATCAGGCCGGCCGGGCTGTCCATCCCGCTCGGCACGCCGAGTTGCGCCTCGAGATCGGCCCATGTCGCCTCGGGCCAGCGATCCGCACCCGCGATCCAGGCGGCGGCGCGGGCGTAGACCCGGCAGTCCAGCGCCTCGTTGCGCTCGCGGAGCTTCTGCCATTCGAGCTTCGCGAAGCCGCGGCGGTTGCGCACCGTCACCAGCTGCTCGGCGGTCAGCTGCCGGATCCACTCGGTGTCAGCCCAGCCGGGCAGATGCACCGTGCCGGGCGCGAACGCCGCGCCGTCCGCCAGCTCTTCCGCCGTCGGCCGGTCAAGCCGCAGGAAGCGGTAGGTCTCGGCCTTGAAGGTCGAGGTGGCCACGGTCCAGAGCCGCGCGCCGCGG